GGCGTCCCCGTCCTGATCCGCCGCAGGCTCCTGAGCGGGGGCTCCCTCAGCGCCTACGCTGTTGCTGGTCTCGAACCCGAACTCGTCCTCGACTTCGTGAACGAGACATACCGCGTCAACGGCAGCACCAGCACGTTCTCGTCCGCGCTGACCTACAGCGGCGACGGCCTGCGGACGATGGTGGACAGCGATGGGGTGTTGAAGTGGGCACCGCATAATTTGCTGGTGAATAGCTCGAACTTCAACTCCGGCGGCGAGTGGGTGGAGACCAACGTCAGCGTTTCGTCTAACATCATGGTTGAGGACAGTAGCAACAGCCAGCATTACATCTCCGATACATTCACCACGACTCAAGCAAAGCGCACGGCCTACGTCACGTTCAAGCGCGTGGTCGGGACGCGGAATATGTGTGTCCGTCTTGGAACGCACGATGGTTCTCTTCGTGCATTTTTCAACGGGGGGACAGGCGAGTTCATTTCAACAGCGGCAAACGGTTCTATTGCTCTGAGCGGGACGCCGCAAGACGGCACGATTGACGATGATGGATATATCACCGTTTCTGTTTCTGCCGTTGCCACCGCGACAAACAACAATTCAAGCCTGTTTATTCAAATGGCGGAAGGCACCAACATTACCTACCAAGGGAATGGCGCGTCTTCCATTGAAATTAAGCAAGCATGGGTTCACCGCTCCGACCTCCCGATGGTCAACAACCCCGACCGTGGCGACAGCTACGTCCCCACCACCTCTGCGGCGGTGTATCTGCCGCGCCGGGGTAATCACGTCTACAACGGCAGCGAGTGGGTGAACCGTGGGCTGATGTGGGAGTCCGATGCGCGGACGAATTTGGTGACGTATTCGCAGGACTTTACGAATGCGGCTTGGACGAAGAACGGCACCGCGACTCTTGCCATAGACGCGACCGGGCCAGATGGCGAAACCTCTGCGGTTACGCTTGTGGATAGCGGGGCAGGTGGGACCGGCGATGTCCACATCTACCAAACAGTAACCGTTGACGTATCGTCCGATTATACTTTGAGCGTGTTCGCCAAAGCCGATCAGCTTTCATTTCTTGGATTTTTTACGCAAGCCTTCACGACGCCCGGCACCAATTTGGGGTGTTCCTTCAATCTGTCCACAGGCGCGGTCGCGCAGGAAAATGCAGGATGGTCGGCCAGTATTGAAGATTGGGGCGGGGGCTGGTATCGCTGCTCTGGCACGTTTACGACGGACGCGGCTGATACTTCCGGGCGTATTTACATTGCGGTGCTGGACAGCGATGGCTCAACGGCAATTGGCGTTAACGACACTGTTGACCGCGACGGCACCTCCTCCATCCTGATCTACGGCGCGCAGTTCGAAGCCGGCTCCACCCCCTCGTCGCTGATCGTAACGAATGGCTCGACCGTCACCCGCGCGGCGGAGACGCTGACCGCCCCGGCGGCGAATATGCCGTGGCCGACGCCCAACGTGATCGGGGCGGACGTGATGGTTGACGGAGATTTTTCAGATGGGAGCGGTTGGAGCCTTCAGTCAAACTGGACAATTTCTGGCGGTGCCTTGGTGGGGAGTGGAACGGCGGCAGACCGGGCCTTCTCGCCGACGTTGGCGGCGTATGACGTAGGGGTTTATGAAGTCCAGTTTGATTATTCTGGGGCTTCCGGGAACCTGTCAGTTGAACTTGCTGGCTCTCCTACTTCTTATAAAATTTACACTGGCTCCGGTCGTGCTTCTCTGGTTATTTTTGCGACCGTTAGTGGTTCTAATATAGTTTTTAGGTCCGGTGTATTCACCGGCACCATCGACAACATCTCCGTCCGCGAAATCGACCCCCTCGCCGTGTCGATCCAGATGGATGGTACGATGACGTATGCGGATAATGACCTCAACCCGGAGTTTAGGCTGCTTAACTGGCTAGAAACGACACCATCACTTAATTATATCCAATATAGAGTTGGAACAACGGGAACAGCTGTGGGGCGAGTTTCATTCATGCAATCTGATGGGGTGCTAGATTCTGTAGGATCTGGACCAAATCAGTATTCTCCGGGTGTAAACGTCTCGTTTAACGTGGCTGGAAGACACGGGTCTACCTTTGTAAACGGGGCCGCAGATGGAGCGGCGTTTGCGGCCGACACCACGCCGACATCTTTCCCGGCGAATCTTGAAACGGCTGACCTTGCTATTGGGGACGATACAAACAGCGGGTTCATGGGCAACATTGGCAAAGTCCGCGTCTGGGCTGCTGACATCGGCGATACTGGTCTGGAGGAGGCGACGACATGAGCATCGACCTGATCCTCCACGCCGGAACCAAGTTCGCGCTGCACCAGTGGCTAGACGCCCGTGATCTGGGCGACAACGTTCAGGACACCGACCCGGAAAGCCCGACCTTCGGCGAGTATCAATACACCCACCGGGTCGGGACGTTTCTCTGGTGGAACCATCCCAGCGGCGTCGTCACCAAGTCCATCGACAACACCGATCCCGAGAACCCGGTCGTCACCAACTTCGCCGGGTTCTTCGCGCTTCTCCGCTTGGACGAAATCCCCGAGAACGGTGAGCCGGAACTGGACGAGGAAGGCAACCCGATCCCGCATAAAACCAAGCTGCGGAACTGGGTCGAAACCTCCACCGCCGTGTCTGTCCTTGACGGCGTGGCTGGCGTCGGCGGCGAGGGCGTGACGATCCTCGACCCGGAAGACCTGCGGGCCACCGTGCAGGCTGGCGGTGCGCCGCTGTGGGGCGGTGTGCTGGGTGTCGCGAACAACTGGTCCGATCCGCGCCTGTGGGCCTTCAGCAACGTGATGACGGGCGATCAGCGCGAGTTCGGCGGCGTGACTTACGAAAGCCTGATCGACTTCAACGTCTGGTCTCCGACGCAGTATCCGCAGGGCTGGGCCGAGGTTGTCCAGCCTGACCCGCCTGCCACGCCTGAATGGGCCACTGGGGTGGCTTACGCGGTCGGGGACGAGGTGACGTATCGGGGCGCGACTTACCGCTGCTTGCAGGCGCATACGTCGCTCGCTGGGTGGACCCCGGCGGCTGTCCCGGCCTTGTGGCAGGCTGTCTAGGAGGGGCGCCGTGAACGCGGGCTTCAACCCACAGCGCGAGCTGGCGAAGCAGATCGGTCAGTTCTACGACGACCCGCTCGGCCACGTCCTGTTTTCGTACCCATGGGGCGAAGGCCCGCTCACTGGGCGCTCCGGGCCGCAAGCATGGCAGGAGGAGTTCCTGCGTGATGTCGGGGCTGCCGTGCGCTCTCGTCGCTTCGATGGCGTCCACGCCGTGCCTCCGCTGATGTACAGCACCGCCTCGGGCCACGGGATCGGCAAGTCGGCCCTCGTCGCGTGGCTGATCCGCTGGATCATGGACACCAGACCGTTCGCCAAGGGCATCGTCACCGCGAACACCGGCGAGCAGCTGCGCACGAAGACATGGGCCGAGCTGGCCAAGTGGCACAACATGGGCATCACCAGCCACTGGTGGCACCTGAACAGCGGCGCCGGCTCGATGAACTACTACCATCAGGACTACCGCGAGCAGTGGCGTTGCGACGCCCAGACCTGCCGCGAAGAGAACAGCGAAGCGTTCGCCGGCCTGCACGCCGCCAACTCGACCCCGTTCTACATCTTCGACGAGGCGTCCGGTGTGCCCGACAAGATCTTCGAGGTGCGCGAGGGCGGCCTGACAGACGGCGAGCCCATGGTGTTCGACTTCGGGAACCCGACCCGGAACACCGGGCGCTTCTTTCAGAACATGGCAGGCCAGTTCTCGAAGCGCTACAACCGCCGCCACATCGACAGCCGCACCGTCGAGCAGACCAACAAGGCCCTGTTCGACCAGTGGGCTCAGGACTACGGCGAGGACAGCGACTTCTTCAAGGTTCGTGTCCGCGGAATGTTCCCGGATGCCGGTTCGCTGCAGTTCATCCCGATGTCGCTGATCGAGCACAACGTCGACCGCGACATTTACGTCGGCCCGCACGACCCCCTGATCATGGGCGTCGACGTCGCCCGGTTCGGGGACGACGACAGCGTGATCTACATGCGGCACGGCCGCGACTGCAGCACTCCCGGTTTCAAGCGCTACACCAAGGTCGACACGATGACGCTGGCCAGCGAGATCGCGCGCTTCGCTCGCCAGTACCGGCCCGACGCGGTGATGATCGACGGCGGCGGCGTTGGCGGCGGCGTGATCGACAGGGCTCGCCAGCTCGGCGTCGAGGTGATCGAGATCAACTTCGGGGCCAAGCCGACGCAGCACGGGTTCGCCAACATGCGCGCCCAGATGTGGTCGAACATGCGCGAAGCCCTGAAGGAAGGTGTTCGCCTGCCAAATGATCAGGATCTGATGAGCGATCTGAGCGGCGTCGAGTACGGCTACACCGTGACCAACCTGCTGAAGCTCGAAGCCAAGGACGACATGAAGAAGCGCGGCCTGCGCAGCCCGGATCTGGCCGACGCTCTGGCCCTGACCTACGCCCTGCCGGTCATGCCGAACCGCCCCGGGTACGATGGCATGTACACCGAGACCAGAAAGGACTATGATCCGTTCTCATGAAGCCAGCGATCGTCGCTTTCAATTCGGTCAACAGCCACTGGGGCGCGGGCATCCTGCACCCCAGCTACAGGCACGTCTGGTGCATGGTTCTCGACGAGCGCGCCAACGTCTGGGTCAGCCACAACTTCGGCGCAGACGGCCATGAAATCGTCGTCGAAAGCGCCGCGGACTTCGACATCGTCGGTTACGCCCGCGACTGCGGCAATGAAGTTTACGTCATCGAGCGGCAACCACCGCTCGTTTTGTGGCCCGTGATGCTGAACAACTGCGTCGCCCTGACCAAGGCAGTGTGCGGCATCAGGTCTTGGGCCATCACCCCGTACCAGCTGCGCAAGGATGTCCGCAGGCTGGCAGTACAGGAGGACGCCGCATGGCGCAGCTTCGCCTTAACCTGACCCTGCCCGGTGGCGGCCCGACCATGCTGCGCTACCAGACCGGGCCGGTCGACAAGTTCGGGCGCGGCCTCGGCCAGCTCCGCCCGACATGGACGCAGGACGGCAGCGACACGCCGCCTGATCGCATGGCCAACTCCCCGATCCGCGGCATCCTCAACGCCGCCGTGACCGGGGACAAGTCTGGCGTCCCGTTCCCCATGAACCCGGGAAACCGGCCCAAGCCCGCAGGTGGGAGCATGGAGAACGCACCTGTCGGCGGCATCATCAAGGCCGGCATGACCGGGGACCGCAGCGCCGCGCCCGCCCCGTTCAACCCCGACAAGATCGGCGCCAAGGCCCGCCCCAAGCGGGCGCCCATGCAGGGCAACCCGGCATCGGCGCACCTGTGGGCGATGCTGACCGCCGCCGCAGGCGCCAACAAGACTGGCGCCAGCGAGCAACAGAAGGCCGCGGCCTACCGGGCCAACAAGAAGCAGCTGCTAGGGAGCTGACCATGATCAACCTGACCCTTCCCGGCTTCGGCCGCACCAAGGTGGTGCAGGCGCCGGCCCCGCCGCCGCCGCCCCCGAACCCGCCCGCGCCTCCCGTGCAGGCGAACGCAGCTGCTGACGCGGCTCGCACCGTCGCACCCGAGGCCGCCTCGATCACCGCCGGGCGCCGCAGCGTCGGCATGGCCGCTGGCAGCTACGGCGGCGGCATCGTGCGCAACGTCGGCGGAGCCCGCGGCACGACCAGCGTCACCACCGCTCAGCGCGGCCTGCGTCCTTACGCCCCCCCAAAACAGGCCCCCCGCGACACCACTGGAGGCCTCGCGCAGACCGCCCTCAAAGCCCTGACAGGGATGTGAACCATGATCGCTGTCACGCCTGAAAACATGCTATCCGGCCCCCTGACGGGCAAGCGTCAGGCGTGCTTCAAGCGGTTTCGCCGGCTGGAGACCGATCGCTCCAGCTGGCGCGGCCAGTGGATCGAGATCTCGGACTACCTGCTGCCGCGGCGCGGGCGCTACCTCGTCGAGAGCCAGAGCACCAAGGGCCGCAAGCGGAACACCAAGATCATCGACAACACCGCCGGCATCGCCCTGCGCACGCTGCAGGCAGGCCTGATGTCGGGCATGACCAGCCCGGCGCGGCCGTGGTTCAGGCTGATCGTCGACGACGACCTGATGGACATGCCCGGGGTCAAGGATTACCTCGGCATCGCGGAGCAGGTCGTGCGCCGCGTGCTGGCGGCGTCGAACTGCTACAACAGCCTCGCCACCTGCTACACCGAGCTTGGCGCCTTCGGCACGCACGCCCTGTTGCGGCGCCGCCATCCCGAGGACGTCATCCACTACCGCCCGTTCACGGCGGGCGAGTACGTCATCGCCGAGGACGAGTACGGCCGCGTCAACACGCTCGGCCGCGAGTTCACGATGACGGTTTCCCAGATCGTCGAACAGTTCGTGATCAACAAGGTCACCGGCGAGGAAGACTGGGACAAGGTCAGCAAGGCCGTTAAGTCCTTGTGGGACAAGAAGAATTACGACGAGAACATCCAGATCATCCACATGATCCAGCCGCGCCGCAAGGAGGACCGCGACCTGACGCGGCGCGACGGGCGCAACCGCGCGTTCATGGACGTCTACTTCGAGGTCGGCGCCGACAAGGACATCTTCCTGCAGGAGAGCGGGTTCGACCGCTTCCCGGCCTACGTCCCGCGCTGGGACGTGCTGGGCGGCGACGTCTACGGCACCTGCCCGGGCATGGAGTACCTCGGCGACATCAAGCAGCTGCAGCACGAACAGAAGCGCAAAGCGCAGGCGATCGACAAGATGGTCGACCCGCCCATGGTCGCCACCACCGCTCTCAAGGGCAAACCGACGACCGTGCTGCCGGGCGGCACGACCTACGTCGACCCGGTCAATGGCAACAACGGGTTCCAGCCTGCCTACCTCGTCCAGCCCCGCGTGCAGGAGCTGATGATGGATATCCAAGAGGTGCAGGAGCGCATCCAGCGCGGCTTCTACGCTGACCTGTTCGCCATGATGATCAACTCCGATCGGCGCCAGATGACGGCGACCGAGGTGGCCGAGCGGCACGAAGAGAAGCTGGTGCTGCTGGGCCCGGTCCTGCAGCGCCTGAACACCGAGCTGCTGGACCCGCTGATCGAGGACGCGTTCCTGTTCTGCTTCGAGGCAGGCCTGCTGCCCGAGACGCCCGAGGCGCTGATGGATGTCGACATCGACGTCAAGTACGTCTCGCTGCTGGCGCAGGCTCAGGAGGCCGTCGCAGCCACCGGGATCGAGCGCACCTTCGCGTTCGCCGGCAACCTCGCGGCCGTCATGCCCGACATCCTCGACAACCTCAACGGCGACGAGGCGCTGCGCCAGTACAGCGAGATCCTCGGCAACGGCCCGGGCATCACCCGCGACAGCGAGGAGGTGCAGGCGCTCCGGGCGCAGCGCGCCGAGGCCGCGGCACAGGAGCAGCAGATGCAGCAGGGGCTCGCAGCGGCTCAGGGAGCCAAGGTTCTGTCGGAAGCGGATACCCAGAGTCCAAACGCCCTGACGGCCCTCCTGCAGGCCACTGGGGGCGGCGGACGGCAGTCGGTGATCTGACATGGCGCGCAAGGTCGTCTACGACAGCTCCGATCCCGAACAGGTCAGGGCCGCGGAGAAACAGGAGCAGGATGTCCAGAACGACATCCGCTACATCCTGAAGGAGCCGCGCGGGCGGCGCTGGTTGTACGAGTTCATCTTCAACACCTGCCATGTCGAGCTGCCCAGCTTTGTGCCCGGAGATGAGCAGACGACAGCCTTCAACGAGGGCGGCAGGGCAGTAGGCCAGCGTCTACTCGGCGAGATCCGCGACGCGTGGCCGGCCATGTACATCAAGATGCTGGAGGAAAATCAGCTATGACGGAAGCGACTCAAGCCCCAGAGGGCGACATCCTCGACGAAGGCGCCGACGCCCCGGCGCAACCTGCTGACGAGCAGAAGCCTGTTGACACGGCAGCAGCTGATACGGCACAACAGCAAGACGCCGGTGACCTGCTGTCGGATGACGAGGCTGCCGGGAATGGAGGGGTGCCAGACCAGTACACCTTCGACCCCCCTGAAGGCTTCGACGCAAACGAAGAGTTTCAGGGCCGACTGGAAGAGTTCGGCACGACTGCCAAGGAGATGGGCCTGTCTCAGGACCAGTTCCAGAAGCTGATCGAGTACGACATCCAGCGGGGACAGCTCATGGAACAGGCGGCTGTCGAGGGTTGGCACGGACGCGTGAACGGCTGGAAAGAGGCCGCCCGCGCTGACAAGGAGATCGGCGGGGAGCAGTTCAAGGCTTCCATCGCGACGGCTCAGAAGGTGGTCAACAGTTACGGAGATCCCGAGCTGAAAGCCCTCCTGAAGAGCCCGAGCACCGAGAACCCTGAAGGTCTGGCCCTCGGCAACCATCCTGCCATGCTTCGGCTTCTGAACCGCATCGGCCGGGCGCTCGATGAGCCCCCCGTCATCGAAGGCGACAGCAAGGTCGACGATGAGGGGACGCTCAAGAAGCTCTACCCGACGATGTTCGACAAATCGGCGTAAAGGAGGGCTAGATGGCCACGCTCAGCGTCAAGAACCCCACCCTCGCGGACCTCGCGAAGGTCATGGACCCGGACGGCTCGATTGCCGACGTGGTCGAAATCCTGAACCAGACCAACGAGATCCTGATGGACATGACGTGGATCGAGGGCAACCTCACCACCGGCCATCGCTCGACGATCCGTTCCGGTCTCCCCACCCCGACTTGGCGGAAGCTCTACGGCGGCGTCCAGCCGACCAAGAGCCGCGCCGTGCAGGTCACCGACAACTGCGGCATGCTCGAAGACTATGCCGAAGTCGACAAGGCGCTGGTCGATATGGCCGGCGACCCTGCGGCGTTCCGCCTGCAGGAAGACCGCCCGCACATCGAGGGCATGAACCAAGAGATGGCCGCGACGCTGTTCTACGGCGACGAAGCCACGGCGCCGGAAGAGTTCACCGGCCTCGCTCCGCGGTTCAACTCGCTCTCGGCCGAGAATGGTGACAACATCATTTCCGGCGGCGGCAGCGGCTCCGACAACGCTTCGATCTGGCTGATCTGCTGGTCGCCGAACACCGTGCACGGCATCGTGCCGAAGGGTTCGACCGCCGGTATCCAGCAGCGCGATCTGGGCGAAGTCACCATCGAGAACGCCGACGGCTCGAACGGCCGCATGCAGGCGTACCGCACGCACTATCGCTGGGATGCCGGGCTCTGCGTCCGCGACTGGCGCTATGTCGTGCGCATCGCCAACATCGACCGCTCGCTCCTGACGAACGACATCTCGACGGGCGCGGACCTGAACGATCTCATGCACAAGGCTCTCACCGAGATCCCGAACCCCTCGTTCGGTCGGTGCGTCTGGTACATGGACAAGCAGGTTCTCGGCTTCCTGCGCCGGCAGACCGCCAACGCGGTGGCCAACTCGACGCTGACGACCGAGATGGTCGGCGGCACCATGCAAACTTCGTGGGGCGGGTACCCGATCCGCCGCGTTGATGCCCTGCGCACCAACGAAGCCACCGTTTCGTAAGGAGGACATGACATGATCATGGACGAACTTCTGGAGTTCTGCGACGCGACGTCGGTGGCGGCTGGTGCCGGCACCGCGCTCGTCGGGGACGTAATCGATCTTGGGGCCACGCCTCAGGATCTGGGCGACGGCGAGCCGATGTACCTCGTCATCACCGTCGACACGTCGATCATCACGGGCGGCGCGGCCGGGACCATCAAGTTCCAGCTGGCGTCGGATGCTCAGGCGGCGATCGCCGTTGACGGCTCCGCGACCGTGCACATCGACACCGGCACCTTCGTGACCGATGACGCTGCGCTCAACGATCTCGACGCCGGCGACGTGGCCTTCGTGGGCGCGCTGCCCACCGGGGCCGGCCGGCCCTACGAGCGCTACCTCGGCATCCTGTCGACGATCGCCACGACCACGGTCACGGCGGGCGCGATCAACGCGTTCCTGACCAAAGACCCGTACAAGTGGAAGGCCTACGCCGACGCCACCAGCTAAGACCTGAGGGGGGCCTGACGGCCCCCCTTTCCCCAGCCAACGAAGGAAAGCCCCATGTCCATTACCGTTGTCTTCGACAAGTCCGGTTTCTACCATCCCGCCTACGGCCGCATGGGCCTCGGCAAGAACCAAGGCATCCCCTACGTCCTGCCCGACGCCTTCAAGAACAAGGGCCGCCTGCCGGCCAGCGCCCGGATCATCAAGGGCGACGAAGTCGATGCCGCTCTGGAAGAGGCCGAGGTGACCAAGCCGATCAAGCCGAAGGTCGTCGACGAGACCCAGTACGAGCAGGCCGTCGCTCCGCCCCCGATGCCCGAGCCGGCTTCCGAGATGTCGGCGCGGCGCCGCAAGCTCGACGAGGACTGATGAATGGCCAGCTCTGTCCAGATCGCGAAGCTGGCGCTCCAGCACGTCGGCGATCGCTACGACATCACCTCGCTGGACGAGGCGACGCCTGAGGCAGAGCAGGTCAACCTGCTGTTCGACGACGTCCGCGACATGGTGCTCAGGCAGCACCCGTGGAAGTTCGCCGTGAAGCACGACAGCCCGGCACAGCTCACGGGCACCGTGCCGGGTCTGTGGACCTACATGTTCGTCTACCCGAGCGACTGCCTGAAGATGATCGAAATCGTCAACCCGCTGGGCAAGGATGCCGACCCTCTGGAGTTCGACATCATGCTCAACTCGGACGACGTGAAGGTTATCGTCTGCGACGTCGAAGAGCCCGAGTTCCGGTACATCTCGCGCGTGACTGACAGCGCGCGGTTCGACCCCAGCTTCGTCATGGCGTTCAGCATGCGGCTGGCCCAGTTCCTCGCCGTGCCCCTGACCGGAGACCGCGGTCTTGCCGAGGGGCTCAGGAACGAGGCCGACCGGATGATGTCCATGGCGCGGGCCGACGACGCCAACGAGGGCGTGGAAGACGATCACAGGCGGGACGCGTCGTGGATTGAAGCGAGGGCCTGATGACCAAGTTCATCCAGCCGAGCCTTGTCGGCGGTGAGATATCTCCCCCTATCGGCGCGCGGATCGACCTGTCGAAGCGCGCCGTTTCCGTTGAGCTGGCGCAGAACTTCTTCGCCCGGGTATCCGGGTCTCTGGAGAGCCGGCCCGGCCAACGCTTCGTCGCCCGGGCCAAGGGCGACACCGTGCGCCTGATCCCGTTCGAGTTCAACACCGAGCAGACGTTCATCATCGAGCTGGGCAACCAGTACGCACGTTTCCACACCGACGGCGCCCAGATCCTCGACAGCTCGTCGACGGCCACCATCACCGCGGCGACGCAGGCGTCTCCCGGCGTGATCACGGCGACGGCGCACGGGTTCTCCGACGACGACGAGATCTTCATCACCGGCGTCGTCGGGATGGAAGAGCTGAACGGGCGCAACCTGATCGTCGACAACGCGACCGCGAACACGTTCACCCTGAAGACGCTGGACGGCGTCGCGGTCAACACGACCGCCTATACCGCCTACGCCAGCGGCGGCACCGCGACCAAGGTCTACGAGATCGCCACGCCGTGGCCCGACAGCATCCTGTTCGACTTGCGCTACGACCAGTCCGGGGATGTCATCTCGATCGTCCACCCCGACTACCCGCCGCAGGAGATCGTGCGCCTCGACAACGACAACTGGAGCATCGCCGCGATCGATTTCGTGCCCGACCACCCGGCTCCGACGTCGCTGCTGGCCGAGGCCAAGAACAGCCCGGACCCGGGCTACCTGTCGATCAGCAGCATCACCCGGGCCAACCCCGGCGTCGTCACGACCAGCACCGCGCACGGGATGGTGGACGGCGACATGGTCAGGATCTGGGCCGGCACCGGCATGGACGAAATCAAGAACTTCGTCTACGAGGTCGACGTCCTGTCGACGACGACGTTCTCCCTGATCCACCGCGACACCGGCGCCAGCATCGACACCAGCGGCTTCTCGGCCTACACCAGCGGCGCCCGGGCCGAGGTCGGCAGCTACGAGCAGCCGCGCAAGTACGGCGTGACGGCGATCAGCGCAGACACCGGCGAGGAGAGCTTCCTCGCTCTGGTCACGGCCACGGCCTACCGGGCAGATATCACCGGCATCACGAAGGCCAACCCGTGCGTCATCACGACCAGCCGCGGCCACGGCTTCCGCACTGGCGATGAGCTTGAGATCCTTTCCGTCGGCGGCATGACAGAACTGAACGGCCGCAGGTTCCGGGCCGAGTACGTCGACAACACGACGTTCAACCTGCTGGACCTCTATGGCAATTACGTCGACACGACCGACGCGACGACCTACACCAGCGGCGGCGCGGCCTACCGGACCTACTTCGAGATGGTCAACAGCAAGGCCGACGACTGGGAGAACTACATCTACTGGAACGCCGTCGAGGGCACCGCGCGCTACAACGTCTACGCGTCGGAGACCGGCGGCCAGTTGCAGTACATCGGCACGACGACCGGGCCGCAGTTCCGCGACAACTACATCTCCCCGGACCCGAACAAGACGCCGCCCGACCCGGCCAACCCGTTCTTCGACCTGACCGGGACCGGCGACAAGTACCCGGGCGCCGTCGGCTTCTTCGAGCAGCGCCGGCTCTTCGGCAACACGAACGAAGCCCCGAACAAGATGCTGATGAGCCAGACCGGGCGGCTCTACAACTTCTCCCGGTCGAGCCCGCTGCGCGACGACGACGCGATCATCGCCTCGGTGATCGCGCGGAGGATCAACGCGATCCAGCACTTCGTGCACCTGAACGACCTGCTGGTCATGACCAGCGGCGGCGAGTTCCGGGTGTTCGGGGATCAGGGCGTGATGACCCCGTCGACCATCAACATCAAGTCGCAGAGCTACTATGGGTCGACGTCCTTGCCGCCGATCGTGTCCGGTGACGTCGCCCTGTTCGTATCGCCCGGCCAGTACATTCGCGACATGAAGTACCAGTTCTCGGACGACAAGTTCGTCGGCCGCGACATCACGGTGCTGGCGCGGCACCTGTTCGACAACCGCGAGCTGGTCGACTGGGCGTACTCGTCTGCCCCGTACTCGACGATCTGGGCCCTGCGCGACGACGGGCTTGGCCTGATCCTGACCTACCAACCAGAGCAAGACGTCTACGCGTGGTGCCGCGCGGTCACCCGCGGCGATTACAAGTCCGTCGCGGTCGTGCGCGAGGGCAGCATCGACGAGGTCTACTTCGCCGTGCGCCGCCCTCTGCCCGACGGCAGCCGGGCGACGTTCATCGAGAAGCTGGACGCGCGCCAGTTCAACGACCTGCAGGACGCGTTCTGCGTCGACTGCGGCCTGACCTATGACCAGCCGATGACGGTCACCAACGTGTCCCAAGCCTTGCCGATGGCGATCACGGTAGACGGGGACAGCGGCCTGTCGCCCGGTGACATCATCGACATCTCGGACATCTTCGAGGTGAACGAGGACAACTGCACATGCGGCGAAACCCTCTCCGCGGACTACAACGGCACCGGCTTCATCGTCGGCACCGTCAGCCCGGGAGGAACCAATTTCACGGTGCTGACGTCTTCCGGTGACCCGGTCGATAGTTCCGCGTTCGCCGCCTATTCCTCCGGGGGGCGGGTGCGGAAGGCGGTCACCACGGTCTCAGGGCTTTGGCACCTTGAGGGGGCTACCGTGGTGGCCGCCGCCAACGGCTACGCCGAAACGGACCTGACGGTCACGAACGGTTCGGTTACGCTGTCGGCCCCCGCCAGCCGCATCCACATCGGCCTGTCCTACGCTTGCAGGATGTCGACCTTGCCGCTGACGGTCTACTCTGACGGCAGGACGAACAAGGGTCAGGCCAAGAACATCAACCGCCTGACCATGCAGGTCGAGCGCACGATGGGCATGTGGTATGGCCCGAACTTCGACGAGGTCCGCGAGGCCAAGTTCGGTTTGCCAGACGTCTGGGGCCAGCCGCTGACCATGATCACCGACGACATCGACCTGACCATGAAACCCGGCTGGGACAAGAACAAGCGCGTCGTAATCGAGCAGCGCACGCCCCAGCCGATCACGATCTTGGCCATGATCCCCGACATCGTGACAGGCGGCAACTGATGCTGAAGGATCTGGTCTTCGCCCGGGACTACGGTCACATGATGCAGCTGGCGAGGCAGATGCACGCCGAGGGTGTCCACCGCGACTTCCCGTTGAACGAGGAACGCACCGCCTACATCATGCAGTACCTGATCGGAGAGGACGACGTCTACACCAAGGGCTGGTTCGACAAGCACGACCAGCTGGTCGGGTTCATGGCCGGCGAGATCATCGAAGACCTGTGGGTCGACATGAAGATCGCGACCGACCACGCGTTCTACATCAGGCCCAGCGCGCGGGGCGGACGCGGCGCCGTGGCCATGATTCGCGGCTTCGAGGAGTGGGCGTGGGAACGGGGGGCTGACGTCGTCAGGCCCGTAGTGTATGCTGGCGTGAACAACGACCGCGCCGGTCAGCTGCTGTTGAGAATGGGCTACGAAGACGCGGGCGGCATTTACAAGAAGGTGCGCTGACCATGTGTATCTCGATGATCCTCGGTATCGCTGGCGCAGCGATGTCCGCAGTCGGCGCGATGCAGCAGGCGAAAGCCCAGCAGGCGCAGGCCGACTACAACGCGCAGGTCCAGCGCAACAACCAGATCATCGCCCAGCAGAACGCTGACGTGGTGCGCAAGCAGGCGCGCGTCGCCGTGCAGGACCAGCGTCGCAAGCTCGTCCAGAACATCGGCACTGCCCGGGCGGTGATGGCGTCCAAGGGCCTGCTGGTCGACGACTACCAAGACAGCACCAGCCAAGCCCTGCTGGACGACATCACCACGGCCGGCGCCGCCGACATCATGACGCTCAAGTACAACGCCGAGCTTGAGGAGCGGCGGGCGCTGATCCAGAAGAACGAGTTCAAGGCGCGAGAGGATCTGTTCGACATGGAGAAGCGCAGCATCAACCCGACGTTTGCCGCGCTCACCGCCGGGGTCGGCGGGCTTTCCCGCAACTACGACCTGATCAGGTGAGGTGACCCATGGTCAAGATCCCGACGCCTGAAACGCAGGGTGCCAGCCCGATCGGCAACGTGCAGATGGCCGACGCCACCACGCCGTACCAGAGCGTGCAGGCGAGCGGCTGGGGCAGGCAGGGCGCCCAGCTGCAGGAGTTCGGCAACGCGCTCGGGTCACTGGGCACCGCGATCGCCCAGCAGCAGCAAGACATCGCCCTGCTGGAAGCCCAGAAGCAGATCGCTGACTTCGAGACCGCGGCCTTCGACCCCAACACCGGGATCTTCACGCGTCACGGCGCGAACGCCATGGGCGCTTCCCAAGAGATGGAAGAGACCCTGAGCAAGTTGACGGCCGGCATCCTCGGGAACTCCAAGCTCAGCGGCGCCAGCCGCCGCGCTGTCGAGCGCTACCTGCTCGGGCAACAGCAGCGTCTGGTCGGCAAGGCAGCAACGCACGAATACGGCGAGGGCCAGAACTATCAGAAGAGCCTGCTGGCCGCCGACGTCGAGGCGTCGATCGACCGTTTCGTGCGCGAGATCAACGACCCGGAGGCCCGCGACGCCAACCTGCTACGCATCGAAAGCTCGGTGCGCAGCTCTGGGGCCTTCTCTGGTTCGCCCGAGATCGCGATCCGCGGCGAGATCGAAGCCCAGCAGAGCGCGGCGATCGCCAGCAGCGTGCAGGATCTGTCGCGCTACAGCCCGGTCAAGGCGATGGAGCTGCTCGACGCCTACCGCGACAACGTCGACCCGCAGGTCTACGTCGAGCTGGCCGGCCAGTTGGAGCCCAAGATCAAGGAGTGGAACGGCCAGATCCAAGGCCGCACCGCCTACTACATCTCGCAGACGCAGAACCGGGGCCTGTACGGCAGGTTCAGCGTCGGGCTGTCTCAGGCGATGGCAGAGGCCGAGGCGACGTTTGGCCCGGGCGCGGTCACGATCACCTCTGGCTACAGGACGCCGCAGGAGCAGGCGAACATCATCTACGGGAACTGGCACAAGTTCGACCTGAACCCGCAGGACCGCGAGCGCTGGATGGCCGACGTCAACACCATGGGCGCCGTGGCCGCTGGCCAGAAATGGGCGCCTGTGTTCGACGCGGCGACGCGCACTACGAACGATGATGACTATGGCACGCCGTTCCGGGCGTGGATCGGGCTGCCGGGCATGTCGAGCCATCAGCGGCGCGGCGCCGCGGACCTTGGTTACGCCAGCGACGAGGTGCGCCAGTGGATGCACAACAACGCCGAGCGCTTCGGCCTCACCTTCCGCCTCGGCAACGAACCTTGGCACGTCGAGCCGATCGGTGGCCCAGAGTTCGGCCCGGAGGACGGGACGCCAGAGCAGCTGGCCGCGGCAACGATGGCAGCGCTGGACGCGACAGCGGCCGGCGTCGACCCGGACGGCGCGCAGACCGACCCGACCCAGCTGATCCTCGGCATCGCTGACCCGATCGAGCGGCAGGCGGCGATGACAACGTACACGGCGATGACGAGCTTCCAGACGCAGGCGACCCAGCAGCGAATCAGCCAGCTGACGTCGACGCTGGTGGGCGATATCAACAACGCACACGCCGGCGGCGCCCCGATCGACCCGATGGACCTGACCGCCCGGCTGACGGCGGAAGAGCGGGCGCTGCTGGGCGACAAGTACGACGCGATCCTTGAGTACGGGCGCAAGATGGCGACTGGGGAGTACGTCGTGACCACCCCCGAAGGCCAGAGGAAGATCGTCGGCTACATCGCGCAGGCGACCAGCACAGACCCTGCCCAGCGGCAGGCGTTCTTGGCGATGGATTTCGAGACCGCGGACATCAACGACATCTCACCAGACGACCGCGTCGCCCTTATCGAGCGGCAGGCGTCGATGCGCTCCGCGCAGTCCGAGGCCATCGAGCAGGCCCAGCGCTTCCCGGTCGGCCAGTCCGAGATCAGCGGCGCCCTCGGCAACCTGATCACCGACCAGCTGATCCGCGCCGACGTCGACCCATCCAGCGACGAGGGCAAGGCCTACGCGGCGCTGGTCGAAGCTCAGGTGACGACGCAGCTGGAGCGCCAGTTCCGGGCAGACCCGGGCGGGTTCCGCTACGATCCGCTCACGATCCGCGACACCGCGCGCGCCCTGCTGGAGCAGCGCATCTCCCGCTTCAACCCGCCCGGTATCATGAACGAGGCCGAAAACGCGACTTACGGCGAGTTGATCGGAGATCTGGCCACCAGCAGCCCAGAGGAGCTGTCGCGCAGCAGCATGACGATCCCGGTGCGCAAGCCCGACGGAACCATGGCCGAGCTGGAGATCCCGAAGCGCATGATGCGCAGCCTTGTCGATGTCTACACCGGCAAAGGCATCTCCGCCCCGGACGACATCGTCATGGCGATCCTGCAGGCCGACTACGCGTTCCTCGCCGAGATGGCGCGCCGCTACGGCGGCGAAATCGTTGATCAAGGGGCACCCTGAGCCGTGGCCAAAGACCTCACCCAGCTGACCGACAACGAGCTGTTCGACGCGATCGTCCAGCCGAAGGTCGACGCACAGGCCCGGAGCGCCGCGCAGACGGCCGTTGGCCTCGGCATGCAGTACAACGCCGACAACTACGCCAGCGCCATCAGGCTGGCCCCCCAGCTCGGCACAAGCCCTGTTCGGCTGATGCAAGACCCCCGGGCGCTGCAGGCCATGCAGGCCGAGATGTCTGCGTTCGAGGAGATCAAGAAAAGCCCGACGCTGCAGGCGTGGGTTCTCGAAGACCCCGACAACGCCCTGCTGGCGCACGACGACTTCGGCTACCTGCGCGCGTTGTCGACGGTCTTCGACTACCTCCCCGACGTCGCCCCGGTGCGCGGTCTTGAGCGCGGCCTGCGCTCGGTGGCCCCGAGCATCACCAAGTTCATGGGCGCCAGCGGGCGCCTTGCCGATCTTGGCCGGGTCATGGGCGAGCGCGCCATCTATGACGAGATCGACCGCAAGCTCGCGGCAGGCGAGGCGATCGATCAGGCTTTCCTGTCGCAACTGGTCCCGCAGACCCAGAGCCAGCGCGAGGGGCTGACGCCCGGCCCGAACATCGCCAACTACCTGCGTTACGCCGAGATGGACGAGGCCGAGCGCGCGCGGATCAGGAGCGGCTACGACACCAGCATTCAGGACAACCGCGACGCCATCGCCCAGCTGGTCGCGGCCGGGTTTTTCTACCAGAGCCAGTACGGCGAGGGAGCCAAGCTCGACCGCTGGTCAGACTTCCCCAGCTGGCTGGCCGAGACGGTTTTCGAGCAGGCGCCGATCATGCTGCCGCTTGCCGCGATCTCGGCCATGTCCGGGGGGCTCGGCCTGCTGGCGGTGCCGGCGACCGGCGAGGCCATGGGCCGGGCCGAGACGCTGGCAGCGCAGATCGACGCCGGCCAGAACGCGGCGTCGGCTGAAGCCACCCGGGCGCGCGAGAGCGCCGGGTTCCTGTACGGCGCCGCGGAGCTGCTCGGCCCGGTCGGGCGCATTGCCCGCGGGTTCTTCCGCGAGATCCCCGAGCAGCTGGCCGAGCGGGCGGTGCGCGGCGTTCTGGCCCGGAGCGGCCGGTCCTTTGCCGCGAACGCGGCCGAAGAGGCGCTGAACGAGGTCTTGCAGGACGCCGTCGTCGAGTTGTTCGTCGAAGGCGAGGTCGACCTGACATGGGACGGCCTGCGCGAGAAGATGATCACCGCCTTGACGGCGGCGGCCACCGGCGGCGTCTACGGCACCGTCTTCGAGCTGGGGGCCAACCGCAGGATATCGCGCTTGCAGCAGGAGGCCCAGCAGTCCGGTCAGGAGATCATGACGATCCGCGAGCTGAACCGGATCGCGCCAGACAGCAAGCTGCGCCAGCGCTCGCCGGAAAAGTTCCGCCAGTTCCTGCAGACCGCGGGCATGGGCGAGACGTTCTTCTGGGTCGACGCCGCGCAGCTGCAGGAGCAGATCGCAACCGGCCAGACCAGCCTCGCCGAGCTGGAGCTGACCCAGCAGCAGGTCGACGACGCCGTCGCTGCCGGCGACAAGGTCGGCGTGAGCGCCGCGGCGTTCACCGCCAAAATCGCCGGCACCAACCTCGGGACGTGGTTCGAGGCGAACGCGTCTGTCCGCAAGGAGGGCTACACCCAGACGGAGCTGGAGGAGATCCAGCAGCTCGCCGAAGAGATCAGGACCGAGGCAGCCGCTGACGCGGCCCAGCTGAGCGAGACCAGCGCCAAGCGCCGTCAGGTGTACGAAGCCAGCTACAACCAGCTGCGCTCTGCCGGCGTCGCCCATGAACGGGCGAAGGCGAACGCGTCGCTGCACGCCGCCGCCATCACCACCCTGAGCGAGCGCCTCGGCGTCGACCTGCCCGGGCTGCTGAATATCACGGTCGAGGGCGAGCCCCAGCGGCTGGCGCGGCAGGGCTTCGAGGCCGACGGCGTCACGCGCACACCGGAATACGAGGTCGCCGCCGAGGCGCAGGCCCGGGCGATGACAGGCGAGACGACCGTCACGCTGGAGCAGGCCGGCGAGCCGATGAAGGCGGGCGTCCCGGTTCGCCTGCTGGACGCGCTGCAGATGAAGCTTCAGGAGCAAATCCCGCCCGAGGAGCTGCTGACCGACGAAGCCATGGTCATGGCCGAGCGCGAAATGAAGGCGCGCCCGGAGAACCAGTTCGACCTCGACGACCCGGCCTACGCCGACCGCCGGGTCTTTATCGATCCGGTAACCAAGGACTTGGTTTACGGTGTTCGCGCGCTGTTGGAGGTTGCGGATCGCGTTTCAGGCGACTATGCTGGTGTTGCAGGGGTGAGGCAGGAACGCAGGATCGACATCCTGCTCGGGCCGCCCGCCGCCGGCAAGTCCACCATCGCCGAAGAGATCGCGCCGCAGATCGGTGCGAGGATCGTCGACAGTGACGACATCAAGAAGATGATCCCCGAGTATGACGGGGGCATCGGCGCCGCGGCCGTGCACGAAGAGAGCAGTGCGCTGGGCAAGGTGCATCTGGCCACGGCGATGGCGCGCGGCGACAACATCATCCTGCCCAAGGTCGGCGACAACCCGGCCAAGATGAAGGCAGAGATCGA